TCCGGCCGGATCAATTATGGCATCATTCACTAACGTTGAGATTAAAATGTTCCCAGTTTTAGGTTTAATCCACTGTATCATTTCTCGAAGCGTTTCTGCAGGAGATGGGGTATGTTCAAATACCTCAAATGCCGTAATTAAATCAAATTTCTTTTCAGCGGACCAAGTTGGAGCAGTACCCCACATTGGATCCCAACCATTAACATTATATCCGCGTTTATTTAATTCATTCACAAATACTGAGTTGCCGGCCCCATAATCTAATATAGCTAGTGATTTATCTGGTACTGCATTAACAAACCAACTAACATCACGAAGACTTCTTTCCCCTGTATATCCAGTATCAATTTTGATGTAGTCGTCATTATAAATATTGTCGATATAATCTTGTTTAGACCAATTATCAAAATTTCTACTAAATAAAAAGCCACATCCATTGCATTTTAAATAATAAATTGGAATACCACTATAGATCAATACATTGTTGTTGCTCTTATTGAAATCTACGCAACCCCAAATATAAGATTCTTTACCGCAAACCTTACATACTTTACTGTGGTTAGTTACATCTAAATTAAAGTTTATCATATCAGTCCTTAACCTCTATCCCATTTGGTCCGAGCAAACCTTGAACCCCTATCTTATCTACTTCGAGTATGTCAAACGGCGCAGAATACAGATAAAGCAAATGCTCAATATCTATATACCCACCCTTTGACAATCGTAACAACATCGTCTCACGCATTGCTTTATACATTTCATACACGTTCATAATATCTTTTGCAGGAAACGACCAGCATCGACTCATAAATTGCTTAGTAACACCACCAGTTATTTTTGGATCAAACTGGCTTGAGCGAACTTTGCTAAACACGATTTTGTTTTTGTATTTAGCAGTAGCATAGTCAGCGATAATAAAATCGGCATTCAACAAATATCGACCGGACACTTTGAAATAACGATCAATATCGACAAACTTGTCGTAATGCGCGATCGTACTCAACGCCAGACCAAAACACGAAATCTCAGTCAAATTTTTCACAATATCCCAATTGTCAGACTTGTAAATATCTTTGACGAATTGCTCGTGCGTGAAGTCTATCAGCATATCAGTATGAGCTTGCAGAATGTCACGTTGGTCGTCTGCAAGCTCAATTCCTGCCATCTCTATCAACACTACCATCCCGTTTGGATCACGTGCTTTGATACTCTTGATGGTGTCAATAGTTTGCTGTAAACGAGTAGCAGTATCGTGAACACCAAACCGAGTATTCACTGCCGAAGTAATGACGAAACAGTTTCTCACTTTTCGGCCTTACCAACATTCAAGAACGGTATTGGTGCTCCGGCATAAATGTTCTGAGGCAATGCTCCATCCCACTTCTTAGCCTTTTCCATCTCTACTTCAATTCTACGCAATTCCAAAATCTCTTTATTAGCAGACAGTGCTGAACTTTGAACTCGAATGGCTTCTGCTTGAGCCTTAGCAACGGTAATGTTTCGATATGCTTCACCATCTGCTGTTGCTTTTACTGCCTTTGCTTCCGCTTCAGCAACTGCAACCTTTTGCTTCTGTTCAGCCTCTACAGTCTTCAACTTGTTTTCAGCACCAAGTCTCAATTGTTCCTGAGTTACTTTAGCGTTAATCGCTTCCATATATGATGGGCTAAATGCAAAGTTTCGCATATCAATACTGATTACCTGCGCGCCAAAGATGGCAAGTTTTGCTTTCAGCGCCGAGCTAATATCAGACGATACCAATGCTCGTTGTGAGATCAAATCTGGTGCGGTATATTTTGCAGTTACCGACTTAAACACTTCTGCAACCGCAGTCTGAACATAAGACGATAAGTCTCCATCGTGTGAATACTTCTCATATACTTCAGCAACTTTGTCTGTTGCAATTGCATAACGAACGGTCAAGTTCACTTTGACTGGCTGAGTATCCGATGTTGAACCTTCTGCTTGCTCAATATCTGCTTTCTCTGCCCGAATGTTAAAAGTATTTAACTTCTGCCAAGGCGGCAATACTGCCAAACCTTCGCCTTCAATTCCAACGATTCGACCGAACTGAGTAACTACACCACGCGATCCTGTTGGCACTGAGTAAAATGGCCATAATACAAAGACTATAATTAGTAATAATATAGATGCAATTCCAATTACTGGATATTTTACTTCTGGGGGTAACTTAAACATCTTGCTTCCTTTCTAAAAGTTAAACTACTTTACGACTTTCCAACTGTTCAATCCGAGTTTGCAGTTCGAGAATTGCAAGTGCAAGCCGCGCATCAGATGCATAATGTGGGCTTGCTTTAATTACGGTACCGTCAACTACAATTCCGGCTTCTTCAAAAATTCTACCGTTTTATACTCGTTATCGCCAATCTTATCAAAATTAATTTTGCTCATTTTGTTACTCCTTTCTAAAAATTAAACTACTAATCTTTCCATCGCAACAACAACATCAAATATGCTTCTTCTGACAGAAAATGCTTGGGTGATTCTCGATCAACATAGATGATATGCAGATCTTCATAATCGGTAAACGTTTGTCGTAACCATGTATCAATAGACCGTTGATGTATATCGATATGATATTTTTTATTTCCGAGTAGCCGTGTGGTTTTGACCAACCTAAACGACGGAAAATATCCCGCGGTATTCGATAATCGGCCATTTATCGATTCGAAACTAAAAGACATTAGTCAGCTTCGACGGCTGTCTTTGTATCTACATAATCCCTAATCATTTTGATTGCCTTACGGCTTGAGTCGGTGACATATTCATCTGAGGAATCGTCTGTATTGATAACGATGACAAATCCGTTTTTGGCCTTGCGAATTTCAATTGATTCAAAGTCCATATCTGCTCCTTTATGTTATGTTACAACTATAGCACGAAGGAGCAGTAAGGTCAAACGTTTTGGTTAGATCAGTTCTAATCCGGTACCGCAACTTGAACAAAACTTAGAAGTAGCTTTGTTCTTAGTTCCGCAATTCGGACATTCCGCTTTTACTTTGACAGTGACTGGCTCAACAATTTCTTTGCCCAATTCTGTTTCACCGAGCAAGTGTAGAACGATTACATGTTCCTCAGCTTGAGTTAGGAAACTTGATACGGTTTGGAACTTTTGATCCGACTTGCTTCCCTCAACAGTAATACCTACTTCATTCACTGGTAGAGTTGCACTACCAATCGTTGCAGAACTTGACATCACCGTGTTTATGCTTGAACCCCGTGCGCTTAGTGATCCGCCCATCGTTGGTGCAGACCGTAAAATTCCCTTGGTTGGCACTGGTGCAGAATCGTTAGTAGAGTACGATGTTCCTACTGCCGGTGTACTATAATTCCCCGTCAATGGGCCGCCAACATACCAAGGTCCAGTTACACCAGGTTGCCATTCCCAATGACCAGGATTAACCCAGGTTGGACCAGTATATGAATTTTGATAAACTTTTTGTTCATACCTGAATGAGACACGCACAAGTCCATCTTCGGCTTCTATGCCGCGATGATCTTCTATCTTACTTGTTCTCTCAATAAATCTAAATTTATGACCTTCGGTTAGATTATTATTGATAATGCTACGTTCCAGGTTTAGTTCTTTTCCAGCATCAATAACTAAACCGGTGGCTACTTCTTTGCCGTCGATGGTTATATCAACTAATGCCCGCAGTGAGTTGAGGTTTTTTAGATAGATTGAATACTCAGACCCATACGGGACGTAGATTTTTTCTTTAAACTCTCTGAGGACTTTACCGCTTGACTTTAATGCTACTATGAATTTCTGATTATACATCATTTGTTTCTCCCTTATTCGTCACTCGCACTAGATGACCGTATTAGAGTGCGATATAACTGCTCGCATTGTGCCAACAGTTAAATTCGGGGGGTATTGCGTTTAACGGGGTCGATTGTGGGATTTGACCCACTCGTTATAATCTTGAAGTTATCTCTAATTATCCTTTATATTTGTCGTGTGCTGTAACGACCCCAATTTAATTCTTTTTAACAGGAAGATTTTGCCGTTTTTTTAAAGTCGAACAACTTAACGACTCCAATTGGGCGAACCCAATTTTTCATATACCCTTTCGGGTGGCTTGTTTGCGGTAGTCTTCCTAATCTTATTTATGCTAAATTCTTTAACAGACTGGTTTTTGCCATTTTATTTGAGTCGAACAACTTAACGACTTATCGGGCTACAAACCCGACTCAGGAAGTCCTTTCGGACTAGTTTGTTTGCTGAACCCAGTCATCAAGTATTTATACTACACTAATCATTAAGAAAATAAAAGTATTATGGTTAAATTAGTATAAATAAGTATATGCAGTTCGCGATATAGGGATATCCAACTGCCTTAACGTTCTAGGAGAACATCAACATGAATATTTATACAGCAAAACCCATCACTGACAAAATAGTAGAATCATTTATTCCTGCTCGATTATACATAAAAGAAATAAACGGCATCAAATATTTTGGTAAAACTTCCAAAGAAGACATATTCAAATATGTAGGCTCCGGGAAACTTTGGCTCAAGCACGTAAATAAATATGGAAAAGAAAATGTAAAGACGCCGTGGGTATCTGATTGGTTTTATGACCCACAACACATTCAACAATTTGCTCTTATGTTTAGCGAACTAAATCAAATAGTAGAATCAGAAGAATGGGCAAACTTGATGCCAGAGGATGGTCTGAGCGGAGGGGCAGTAATAAATAATAATTTTAGGACCTGGAACAAGAAACCTAAATTAGCCAATTTTAAAGAACACTTATCGAAGTTATTTGCGGGAAAGAGAACAGTTCATAAACCTGTTCAAATAGAAGAAAATTATTTCGAAGCAATGCGAGATGCTGCCAAATTTTATAAAGTGTCCGAGCAAACCATTTATAGATGGGTTAAAATAGGAAAAGCTATTAAATTATAATAGCCAACCCAGTCTAAACTTGTACTACTAATCTTACATTGCTGCCATAATAGCAGCAAGTATTGCTGATGCGCTTGCAGCCAATCCCATGCTAACCGCAATAGTCTTATCGGTTGCTGGCGGATTTTTTCTAGTTTGATCTTTCATTGACGCTAACTCAGCTTGAAGTTGATCAATCTTTTCTTGTGCATCGTGTATTTCTGTTTTAAACTTTTCTTGATCTGACATATTACTCTCTCCACTTTCTATTTAACAGGATCGGGTTGAACAATTTTTTATTATATTATTGCGTGGTCAAGCAATGTTCAACCCCGCCATTATCCCATACTTGTGTCTGCTACGGGCAACATATCTTATGTTC